ATGCTGGGGGCGGGGGTGGTGGGGATATGTATAAAGGAACCTATGATACTGACAATGATGGTAAAGTTGATAATGCTGAGAATGTATCGGATGGTACTAATACTTCCACTGCTGCTGAGGTAAAAGATGCGGTTGATGAAAAGCACAGCAATACATTAGACCATAGTAATTCCCTTGACCATTCAAATAGTTTAGACCATTCCAATGCCAATGACCCTACCACAGACCAGAAATCTGCCTTGGCAGGAACGAACGGAACCCCATCAGGAACGAATAAGTTTGTTACCAATACAGACCCCAGGAATACGGATGCAAGGACACCTTCATCTCATAGTCATCCCCCAAGCGAAGTAACCGGAACGGCTGTTATTACTAACGACTCAAGATTATCTGACGCCAGAACACCGACTGCCCATAATCAGGATGCTTCCACTATAAATGCAGGAACATTGGACGGGGATAGACTACCTGCCTTTTCAACAACCAAAAAGGCAGGGGTTCCCGCTACCGGTACACCATCCGGCAAATATCTGAAAGATGATGGGACGTGGGCAACTCCGAGTGGAGGCTCCGACCCCTGGACTTATACAAAAGTGACTTCTCAATTCTCAACATCAAGTACCGCGGCAGTGAACGTTACCGAATTGGCTTTCGCCCCACTTCTTAATACAAATTATGAGTTTGAAGCGATTCTAATGATTCGCACGGCAACCGCGATTGTAAATCCCAGAGTCGGATTGGCTTGGCCCACAGGCATGACTGATGGTGTGGCTTTGATTAACGAATCACAAACTGCCACTACTCAACTTTTAGCCTTCGGTAATATTAATACTGCTTTATTGATTGCTGTGGGTGGATTAGTTAACCAAACACAATCGTGGCCCGTATTGGTTAAAGGGATGGTAGTTGCAGGCGCATCGCCATCGGGCAATGTAAAAATTCAATTAGCTTCTGAAACCACAGGAACAAATGTCTATATTCAGGCGGGGAGTTTTTTAAAATATAGAAGTTATGCATAAATAGGAGGGATTATGAGCCAAGTATGGACTGATAAAAAAACAGTAATGAACGCGCAGGTGATAAACGCAGGTTCGACAGGTTACTCAAATATGTTCGAAATGGGTAATTTGCGAGGTATCTACGGAGGCCTGCATATCACTTGGACTGCTACGGGTTCTCTGACCATAACTCAACAGACATCGATTGACGGGATAAGTTGGTTAGACCCTACCAATGCCACGGTAGTAGCAGTAGGAGCAATATGCGCCGCGGTATTTACGGCGCTTACAATGTATATCCCATTTACCCCGGTAGTATCTCCTTACTTGAGGTTTAAAGCTGTCCCCGGAGCATCAGTAACGATGTCACTTAACTATGTACTCCAGGGTGAGAAAGAGTAATGGCTGAGAAGGATATTGATATATTCAAGATAGATGAACAGAATAAGGAAGTACAGAAAGAATTTGAGAAACGAAGAACCAGAGAAATTGATGATTTGCAGAAAGTTCTGAAAATCCCGGAAGGCAGGCGTTTGGTATGGAGAATATTAAGCGAAGCAGGCGTATTCAAGGCATCCTTCTCACTTAACTCCATGCAGACGGCTTTCAATGAGGGCAGGCGTGATATCGGCATCTGGCTGATACAGGATGTAGACAGGGCCGAACCCAATGCCTACGCTCAGATGCAAAGGGAATATTATTCAGAACTCAAAAGCAAACAAGCCAAGGAGGAATAGTAATGGCAGACCCAATTGTAACACCAGCGACCACACCAACGGGAGCTGTAGCAGCGCCAGCATCAATAATAGCGACCTCTGACCAACCGATAGCCAGCCCGGATGAAAGCATCCTGGATGTTGCCGGTGCTCAAGAAAAGACTGAGCAAGAGGCAGAGAGCAAAAGACTTCTTGCGGCTGAACCAGCCACATTAAGCCCCGAAGATTTTAGCAAACGTGAGGCTTTAATCAAGGCGCAGGAAGCAGCAAAAGTGAAAGCTTTGGCAGATGAGAAAGCGAAAGGTGTACCTGAGAAGTATGAGTTTAAGCTCCCTGAAGGTATGACGTTAGACCAGGCACAATTGGATAAGGTTACACCTATATTTAAGGACGCAGGACTCACTAACGCCCAGGCACAGAAGATGGTTGACCTTTGGTTTGTGCGGATGAAAGAGGAGAGCGACGCAAAAGCAACCGAATTCAAGGCCTTCCTTGATACATCTGCAAAAGAAACAATGACAGCTTTAGGCATAAACGCCAAGAGTGAACTGGCTTTTGTGGCTAAAGTAAAAAACCTATTATCGCCTGAGACTCTAGAGTTATTAAACGCTTCGGGCATGGGAAATCAAAAGGCGTTCATTCTTGACATGGCGAAGATAGGCAGATTATTCAGTGAAGAGAAATTAGTGGACACGGGTAAAGCAGTCGGGGGAAAGAAGTCCCCGGAGGAAATCCTCTACCCGAACATGAACAAATAATAAAGGAGACTTATAATGGCTATGCAATCAAATAATTGGCCTACGTTGCTGGACATCAGCAGACGTTTAGACCCGGACGGAAAGATTGCCGCAGTCGCGGAAATCTTGACCAACTATAATGAAATACTCGATGATGTTCCGTTTATCGAGGGTAATTTGCCCACTGGTCATAAAACCACAGTGCGTGCATCTTTACCTACACCGACCTGGCGCTTGTTAAACAAAGGCGTTCTGCCGGCGAAGTCAAGCACCAACCAGATAGTCGATACCTGCGGCATGCTTGAAGCATATAGCGAAATTGATAAAGACCTCGCTATGTTAAACGGTAACACCTCGGCCTGGAGACTCTCTGAAGATAAAGCAGTCATCGAAGGCATGAACCAGGCGATGGCCACTGCCTTGGTATATGGCGACACTTCTGTTGACCCTGAGAAATTCGTAGGGTTGGCACCGCGCTATTATCAGGTTAATGGCGGCGTATCAACAACCGCAGGCAACGTAATAGACGCAGGCGGCGGAACAAATTCCACCTCGATATGGCTGGTAGGGTGGAGTAGCGATACTATCCACGGGATTTTTCCCAAGGGCAGCCAGGCAGGGCTTGCCATGAATGATTTAGGCGAGCAGACAATCTATGATACTCAGACTCCGGCAGGCAGATACCAGGCCTATAGGACGCACTATCAATGGAAAATCGGCCTCAGTGTAAGAGACTGGCGCTATGTAGTGCGTATTGCCAACGTCGGTATCGTGGCATTAGAAACAGCAGGAGACACATCGGACACCTCTGCGAATATTATCAAGTTCATGTCGCAGGCGCTTGACAAGTTCCCACCCGTGGGCGGAGTAAGGCCGATATTCTACATGAACAACAGAGTCCGCGCTATGTTGAGGGTAAAGATGTTAAGCAAGTCCAATGCGTTCATCACCCTTGACCAGTTACAGGGGCCGAGCATATCAAGGCCGACGTTAAGTTTCATGGGTGTGCCTTGTAGACGGTGCGATAGTCTCACGAATACCGAAACAGCATTAACCACAACTACCTGATAATTAGGTAGAACACAAGGAGGTTTTAGATGTATCTTGACGATTTATTGTATTTGAGTAATGCACAGGCGTTGACTCTTGTGGCCACAACCACAGCATCATCGACGTATTATATCGATATGCTCTCGACGGGTTATGGACACAATGATGAGTTATATGTTCAGTTCCTGACCAACACCGCCTTTAGCGTGACGGCAGCAGCAAGTATCACCTTCTTCTTGCAGATAGCCGCTGATACAGCATTTGCCACAGCCGCCTATGCGGTAGAACAACGGCAGACTATGCAACAGATGGCTACTACAGGCCAGGTGGTATATTGCGCGAAGCTCCCGATGACTATATTCAAGCGTGATCCTGCCGGAATAGGATACCGCTATCTGAGGGTGTTATATCAGGCCACTACTGGCGCGACAGGAAATATCGACTGTATCTTGTTAAAGGATGTCGATATGACCCTTGATAAGGTTCTCTAAGCAGTAATGCGGGGCGGGGACTCTATGTCCCCTCCCTTTTTTAATCGGAGGAGCAATGGCAAAAACACAATTTGATAGTATGGACATGCTGAAATTTTTTAACTACGCATGGCCGACGGTAGGATTGGCAAGCATGGTTAATAACACCGTAACTCTATCTGTGGTGTTAGCGACTATTGAGGCGACAGACAGGATAGTAACGAGTATGGCCGACTTAGGCGCGACTAATGCTTATGTCATCAAGACTGTCATAACCGCAGGGACGGGGTTTGTAATAACCTTGTCTAACGCCTGCACAGGCGCGTCAGTAGCATACGCGGTATTTAAGAACAACTCTTAAGGGGGCGATATGGCAAAGAGTAATTGGAATATCGACCGGCGCGACAAGAACCAACTGTTAGAGGAGATACTTGATATCACTACAGGCCATAGCCATAACGGTACAGACTCAAGAAAGACTGCCTATAGTACAGTAAAGGCAGGCATACAGGCGATGACTTGCGCTACTCAACTGGTATCACTAACTACGATAGCCGCGGCTGATATAGTCTTGGCCAATGTCATCAGTTATGCGACTGCGGCGTATGTGGCTAAATTAACTATAACTGCTTCCACAGGGTTCTTGATTACGTTAAACACGGATAGCGGCCCGGCATCAGTCAGTTATGCAGTATTCAAGGCAAGTTAAAAGGAGATTCTATGGCTACGCAAGTAGAGATTATTAACTTGGCGCTTGGCCATATAGCGCAAGCACCTATTTCAGCGACATCAGAGGCATCTATTGCGGCGGAGGTGGCTGCGCGAGTATGGGATACTGCAAGAAAAGAAGCATTGAGCGGCCACGATTGGGCCTTTGGCACGGTCGTGGCTACTCTTACCCCTTCTTCTAACTTCGCTACACTTACTGCTTCTGGGACTTATGCAGGAGACTGGAGTTATGCCTATACTTACCCGGGCAACTGTTTGGCACTTTGGAAAGTCTACAATGAGAGTAAGGCCAATAAGTCCATCAGCGATGACTTCAGGGTTTTACACGATGCCACAAATTCCCAGAAAGTAATTGTAAGTAATACTCCCTCGGCACTCGGTGAATATACCTTTGATTTGGCTGACCCCACTTTTTATGACGCGCGCTTTGTGAGTGTCTTAAGCTATCGGTTGGCTGCGGCAATGGCTATGCCCTTGACCGGAGACCCTAACCTGGGCATCACCATGATGAAGATATTTAATGACATGATGGGCGAGGCGGAGCGCATGAGTGCGTTGGAAAACAATCCTGATAAAGTAAACGAAGGGACTTCGGCTTTTGTAGATGCGAGATGATGTCAAGTATTTATCCGTGCAGTAATTGCAGTTCAACCCCGGACTCAGGATGCAAACAAACCTGCTGGTTATATCTGGCATGGTTAAAAGGGCATAATAATGGCAACGCCAGTCCAAGTAATAAAGTCGAGTTTCAGCGGAGGTGAATTTGCTCCGTCTTTATATGCGAGAGTTGACATACAGAAGTACGCCACCGGCGCACGAAAACTACGCAACTTCTATATCCATCCTCACGGAGGTATCTCTAACCGCCCCGGATTTAAAAAGATAGCCGCAACCAAGAAAGATAATTCCAAGGCCAGAGTAGTAGACTTTCAATTCTCCGCAGATGAAAACTATGTCATAGAATTCGGCGATTACTATTGTCGTTTCTTTACCGAGGATGGCGCGGTAGAAAAAGAGACAGGCGATGCCTGGGTTGCTACCACAACTTATTCTCTATACGACATCACCTGGGCAAGTGGGATAATCTATTCTTGCCTACAAGACCATACCTCTAGCACCTTTGCAACCGACCTAGCGGCTAATAAATGGACGATAGATATAAATAAATGGATTGCTACTACTTCTTATGCAGCCGGTATCTATGCCGCGGTAACATCAGGTACAGCTACCCCCACGATATACTTCTGTATCCAAGCACATACTTCAGGAACAGCTTTTACAGTAGGCACAGCCTGGCTGGGGCAAACTATCTATGAGGTAGTAAGCCCTTACTCAGAAGATGATATATTCGCCCTAAGATTCGCTCAGTCAGCGGATGTCCTCTTTATCACTCACCCAGATTTTCAACCCAGGGAACTTACCAGATACGGTAACACGGACTGGGAGTTTTCCCTCTATGACTTCCAGAATGGCCCTTTTAGGCTTGGCAATGATGATGCGACACTTACGATGCAGTTGTCTACAATCGCTACTCCGGCCACTCTGACAGCAGCGGCAACTTATTTTTACCCTACTCATGTGGGCGGGGTATTACAGTTAAATCATTACATAGAAGGCCAAGCTACAGCTCAGGCTTTCACTAAGGCTACTGAGGGTTCGTCAATAACTTGTGGCGGTACCTGGCGGGTAATTTCGCATGGCAAATGGACAGGCAAGTTTAAAGTCCAGAAATCAACGGATGGGACAACCTGGACTACTTTAAGACAGTTCTCAAGCACCGATGATTTTAATGTCGATACCTATGGTTCTGAGGATATGTCTGACGGGGCTTTGCCGTTCTTAATCAGGGCAACCTCGCAGAATCCCACAACAGGAACATTCGGCGGAACAATCAATGTAGATTTGACCTCTGACCCATATACACATCAAGGTGTGGCTAAGATAACGGAGTATCTATCATCTTCTAAGGTTGCGGTAGATATGCAACGCGTGGCCGGTTCAACAGCAACAACGATTGACTGGGCAGAAGGGGCATGGAGTGATTATCGTGGTTGGCCGTCATGCGTAGTATTCTCACAGGATAGACTTGTCTTTGCCGGAAGTTACTACGACCCACAGACTCTCTGGATGACCCAGACCGGTAATTACTATGATTTCTTACGCAATGACCCCCTTGTGGCCTCTGATGGCGTAACCATAAATCTTCCCTCCCAGAAATTAAATGCCATCAACGGACTTGTCTCTTTATTGCAGTTACTGGCTTTTACCAGTGGTTCAGAATGGTCAGTAGGTTCTACCGAAAATAGCGTACTTTCACCGCTTACCATACAGGCAAGGGCTAACGGTTATAATGGTTCGTCAGGCATACAACCCTGCATCATCAGCAATAGAACTATCTATGTACAATCAAGAGGCGCGGTAGTCAGGGACTTAGGCTATGAGTTGTTTACCGATACCTTCAGTGGGGCGAATATCAGTATCTTATCAAACCATCTGTTCTTCAACCACAATATCATAGAGATGGCATACCAACAAGAACCTGATTCGCTTGTCTGGGCGGTAAGGGATGACGGCATACTCTTGAGCATGACTTATATGCGCGAGCAGGAAGTCTTGGCTTGGAGTTGGCATGATACCAATGAAGGAGATGATTTATTCGAATCGGTATGCGTTATGCCCGCGGAAGGTTATATCCCGCCTGCCGAAGATGATTACACTTATTGTGATTTGTATACCCGAATTTATGCGCCCTTTAACGGCGAAGATACGGCGATTATGTATACCGCCGAGACATTCCATGATTTTATTTTTGAAGGCACGGCGCAACTTGATACCGCGCAAAAGAAATTTGGCGGTTCATCACTTATGCTCGACGGTAACTCTGACTATATCTACATCCCCTATAATTATAGTTACGATTGGGATTTAGGCACAAGTAGTTTTACCCTTGAATGTCAGGTAAGATTTAGTATTATTCAGGATTGTTGTTTTATTACGGTAAGGGAGAGTGCGACAAATTTATTCAAATTTACCTATACTGCCTCTACCGATAAATTGACTTTTACCGTGATAAATACCGGCGTGACCGCTTCTGTAGCTTGCGCCTTTAACCCTTCTCTTAATACCTGGTATCATATCGTCTTTGTAAGAAACGGCATTACAACAGGGACATGGTTTTTATTCATCGACGCGGTTAAGCAGACCGTTACCGAAACTGGAAGCATGGCGGCGATTATTCCGACGATGGATGACGATATGGTAATCGGATGTGACGGCAATGCCGGTAATTACTTTGCCGGTTGGCTTGACGAATTTCGCTTAAGTAATGTTGCCCGCTGGACTACTGATTTTACTGCCCGCACAGAGGAATATTGTAACTTATGCTTATATGATACTGATACAAATAAAGTGCATATCAGGACAGCCGCGCAGTTGCAAGCCATGAATGATGACGTAGACGGCGATTATGTCCTGGATAATGACATTGACCTTACAGGCGTTGATTGGCAACCGATAGGTCCTTTCCCTGTATTTACCGGCACTTTCAACGGCAGGGGACATACTATAAGTAACCTTACTTCTGATGGTGAAACTGGATATGAAAAAAATATAGTTGGATTATTCGGCTACATAGGTGATGATACCGATGATAAGGATGACCGCGGTGTAGTCAAAAACTTTAACCTGGAGAATGTCGTTCTTACCGGCAGTTATGCGTTAGGTTCGGTAGTAGGATTTATATTGAGTGCATTTTTATATGATATTCATGTTTCCAATGTAACGATAAATTCTTCAGATGATGATACTGACCTTCTTTCCGCAGGCGGTTTTGCCGGAGACTGTTTTACCTCGGATAATCTTGACACTATTGTCAGGCATTGTGATGTAACCGATTTCACGATGAATTGTTCTGCCGAACCAACTGTTAATGATATTATGAATTGCGGTGGTTTTATGGGGGGCGCATGGGATGCTATAACTGGACGGTATCGCATTGAATATTGTTTCGTCAAGAATTTTACTATTACCTGCGATGATGCCGGGGGTGATGTGATAGCTGGATTTATGGGATATTGCGGTGACCCACTTATTCGAAACTGTTATGCTGAAAATATAAATATAGATTTAACTATATTAACTGTGGCTAAATCACATTCAATTATAGGCGGATTTCTTGGTTATGGCGCTATAAACTGGGGGGATATTTCCAAGTGTTATGCCACTGGTCAGATAACCTTGACCGGCGTTCACAGTGGACATGGCGACTCGGATACTGTAGGCGGCTTTATCGCTGAGAGTTATCAGGGGACTATCCAGGATTGTTATACTACAGTAGATATAGATATCGTAAACGGCGATGGAGATAGCATAGGAGGGTTCTTCGGATACATGAACAAGAGCGTATCACTCACCCTGCAGAACTGCTATGCTATAGGAACCGTGACCACTACCGACGTTACAATCGCCAACGGAGTCGGCGGTTTCGCCGGCTACTCCAGGGTGCTATCTATTCTAAACTGTTACTCAGCAGGCAATGTTACCCGGGGAAGCGGCGCCACTACCACCTACATGGGCGGCTTTATAGGCATGATGGCTACAACTACACTTACCAACTGTTCATGGGCTACCGCGAGCTATGTGATAGCCATCGGCAAGGTAGGTGCGGCGACAGTAAGCCGTCTTGTAGCCGGAGGCTACGGTACTGACGAGGATGACGCAACCGACTTTTATCTAAAGACGCACGCGGTTTATGCAGGAGTTACTCCTTGGAATTTTACCAACGCGACATGGTATAATCCTGCGGTCTGGCTTGAAGCAACCGCAAGTTATCCAACATTAAATTATTGGTGGCCTTAAAGGAGAGATATGTTCAATGCAGTATGGGCGATAGTCAACAGGGGCGGGCAAAGGTATGTGGAGCGCATGGAGCAGAGGTTGAAAACCTTTGACCCTATACACCAATTCTTTGTTGATAGTGGAATAATACAGGATACCAGGGCTACCGGAACGCCCACTATTTATGTAAACGGACTTGACCACTTGGATGGCCAAACCGTGTCTATCCTTGCTGATGGGATAGTCCAGACGCAACAGGAAGTCTCAGGGGGGACGGTGACCTTAAGCAATCCTGCGTATCTGGTTAATGTCGGGCTTCCCTATAATGCCGATTTAGAAACTCTCAATATTGAAGTACCCCTGGGTGATGGGACTACCCAAGGAAAACGTGTCTTGGTAAGCCGGGTAGTGATGAGGATATTAAACTCAAGAGGTGGCTGGTTTGGGCCCAACTTCACCGATATGCACGAAGTCTTGGGAGATTATCATACCGATACAGGTGATTTATATACCGATGATATTAAGGTAACTTTAGGGCAAGGTTATAGTGACGGGGGCAGGTTCTGTTTTCGCCAGTCAGACCCTTTGCCTATAACCATATTAGGGGTAATGCCGATATTCACCGCAGGTGGCACAACACAACTATACTAATGGAATATTATCGCTCAAAAGTAGGATATTGTAGGGATGCAGAAGTAAGCGACATCACTTCGCTCAAAGATAATCTGCGCTCAACAACCATAGATGAACTCTGGGCGGTACATCATTTTACACCAGAGCAATCATTATTCTATTCTTTCTCCCATTCGGTATTCTGTTTTTCCATAATAACAGATAACGAGGTACTTGCTATGGGTGGTATATTAAGACCCCAAGACCTCTTAGTAAAAGAAGCGGCAATATGGTTTTTGACCTCACAGAAATTGGATAAGGTAGAGAGGACTTTTTTAAGGCAATGCAGAAACTTCATCAAGACCATGTTGGAGTTATACCCCGTGCTTTACAACTATGTGGACATCCGCAACAAGCCGGCGATACTCTGGCTTAAATGGATTGGCGCAGAGTTCGGTGAGATTATTCCCTTTGGCGTTGATAACAGGATGTTTCAATATTTTACCTTTAAGAAAGAGGAAGCAAATGCCCGATAACAGACCGATATTGACAGGTAAAAAAGTAACCTTAGAACCCTTGGAAGCGCAGGATATGGGTTATGTCATTGAGATTGCGGATACTCCCCGGAACGGTCATGTAGGGCGCAGGGAGGCAATCAAAACTTTAGACAGATATTCCGGTAAGTTCTGGGCAGTAAACCATGAAGGTGGACGTGCAGGAGTAATAGGATATTTTCAACAGGGCAATAGATACCTTATGGAAGCATTAAAGGACCCTAATACCCCGCCTATCGGCTTGAAGGCTTCAATGGAATCGGCGGAATTGATGATCCAGCATATGTTTGGTTTTACAGATAAAATCAGGGTTTGCGCTAAAGCAGGTGAACCTGGATTAATGAAGATGTTCCGGAAATTAGGGTTTTTCTTTTTTAATAACGTAGGCGATATCATTATCTACCAAAGGGAGAAATAACTATGCCTGTAGCATTAGCGGTAGTCGGGATAGCATTAAGCGTAACCTCTGCCGTGGGCGGTGGGATTATGGCTTATCAGCAGGGTAAGTCCGAAGAAGAAATGAATAAATATAATCAAGCCGTAGCTAAACAACAAGCCATGTTAGCCCAGCGCACAGCAGAACAGAATGTCCGGCTTACCCAGACTGAGGCTGCCGAAGATACCAAGCAGTTGCAACGTAAATATATGGTATTGGCCGGAGAGCAACGCGCGGCAAGGGCGGCAAGTGGCATAGGCGGTGGCTCTGTAAGTGAAGGCGATATTGCTACAGACCTTTTCCGCACCCAGAAACTTGACGAGTCTACTGTTCGTTATAATGCCGATGTAGCCTCCTGGAGTATAAATAATCAGGCGGCACTTGAGAAATGGGGTTTATCTACCCAGGCAACACAATACGGTATGGCCGCTAAGCAAGCCAGGAAAGCTGGCAATATCGGTTTAGCCACGGGTATCTTAGGCGGCGCTTCTTCAGTGGCTAAAGGTTACTACGATTATAAAGGTTACGGGAAAGGAAAATAATGCCTAAAATTCCTACAACACAACAGACAGTATCAACCCAGACTCCGAGAGTTGCAGAATATAATATACCAGGGGCGGTGCGTGGGGCCTTTGGCGAAAATGTAACCGCGGCTACGAGTAAACTCATAGAGGGAGTCGGCGATATCGGGCAGATGTTCCAAGAAAAAGCTGAACAGATGTATAAAGTCAAAAATGCTGAGTTAGAGAATGAGTTTATTCTTGCTAATCAGGATATTCTTCATAATGATAAGACTAAGGTCATAAAGATTGACGGAGTTGATACGGAAATCCCCGATGGTATAGGCGATAGAATGGGTTACCAGACCAATGGCGCGGCAACAGAGTATGAAAAGAGAAGTGCAGACTTGCGCGATAGCATACTTAAAAAAGTAAAGCATGAGGGTTATAGGAGTGAGTTGACGCAACGACTTTCCAGCCACTACTTATCCGGCAGAGAGTTTACTATTAAACATGAGATAGCCGAAACAAGAAAAGCCGCTAAAGATACCTTTGACGCATTGAGTAAGACCCTTGTTGAAAGCGTTAAAGCTGACCCTGCTACATTAGGCATGGCAATAGATAAAATCATCAAGAACCATTTAGATGAGAGGAACAGGTTAGGCACACCGCTTGCTCAAATGGACTTAGAAGTCAACGAAGATATAGCTAAAGCAACCTACAATGCGGCAGACTCTATTCTTCAGATGGGTGGCACATTGAAAGAGGCGAAGGCGCTTCTGAATGACGAAAAGATAAAAGCAAAAATACCGAAAGAGAAGTACGGCGAGATAGTTGAGGGTTTAGAAGTATCGGACAGGCAACTTAGAAATCTTAGAGAATCGCAGGCGGAGCAATTTCGCACAGAAAGAGAAGATGAGTTAATCCAGATGAAGGTGAATAATTCCGCGTCTTATTCTGACTTGATGAGAATGGCTAAAAATGATATGAACAAGGGAATTCTCAAACCGAGATTTGCCGAGGCATACATAAATTCCCTGTTAAGAAAAGAGGAGGCGGAGACTAAATCTGAAACCTTTAATAATATTGCCGAGGATATTTTAAATCCTGAAAAGAACCCCGAAGATATTAAATTAAAAATATTGCAAAAGAACGCTACGGGTGAAATATCCGACGAAGATTTTAATGTTTTAAATACATTTAATCAAGGGATAACAAAAGATACCTTAGAGAAAGTTCTGCCTAAAAAGAGTTTCCTCCAGGCAATATCTATCTGGTCTGATGAATATGCTGAAGAAAAGCCAGAAATAAAAGCAAGGTTATTCAAAAGATATATGGAAGGGGTATCTAAAGGACAAACTCCAGAAATAGCAATCAATGAAGCGATACGCAAGGAAGTAATGATACTCCATCCTCAAGCCGCTACTTATCCGCAAGAAGGAAAGGAAACTATGGATAAAAACGGGGCAATAAAAACAATAACTCCAATGGGTGATATCTTAGACGTAGAAGCTCCTAAACCAAAGGTTAAATAATGCCATTTGACGTAGAAACCGCTATTCCGGTAAGAGAACGAGAAGATGGTCTTTTAGAGAAGGATATTTTTGATATTCCTACTGCGAATAGTATTGAATCCATAACAGACGGAACATTCATAAGAGCCGCTAAGCCCGGCGAGATACCTTATAGGCCGCCGCCAATCAAGGCGCGGGCAAATGTCGAACTGATGTATAAAGAAGCTGGAGAGGAAGTTCCTGTTGGATTGAAATTTGACTGGGAACTTACCAGTCCCCGAAAGCAAGCCCTGACAGGTGTAGCCCTGTCGACAGTAATGACTGGCGGTCTATATCCTGTAGTCCAGGCAGTAAAAGGATTGGCGGCAAAGGGTGCGGAAGGCAACATCATGGATAAACTCTTCAAAGGCATTACTTACCCAGAGGCCACCCCTCAACTATATAGGCGCCTCCCTGGAACCAAAGACCTTCCTCCTGTAGCTGAGATAATCGCCGATATATCTGAGTCCATTATAGAATACGGGGTTTTGGGTTTAGCCAAAGCTGCGTTAAAACGGGAACTATTGGCTAGAAGCATAATTAGAAAACTTGATTCAGCCGCAGAACTCGCCGCTAAAGAAAAGATGCGGGGAATACTTCCCGCCGGGCCAGTCGCAGAAGAAACTACAAAAAATGAACTTAAAACACAATTCAAGAAAACCGCACTCGAAAAGTTGACTGCCGTTGAAGCTGAACTTGTCGCCTCAGAAACAGCCATAGGAGAAGGTCAGGGTGGAGGCCCATCTACATTACAATCTTATGCCAGGAAAAGAAGTCTGTTGGGGTTAATCATAGAAGATTTGCAACATATGAATGAAGCAGGCCAGATTAAACTCCCGAAGATAGGTCAGACCGTAGGATTCAAGGATGCGAAAGGCATAATTCAGGAAGGGATAATTAAAGAGATAACCGATAAGCGTGTTACCATAGATATGATGGGTAGGCAAATAGTCGTTACTCTTTCCCAACTAAATCTGCCTAAGGTTGAACAACCCACAGGTGAGGGGAAGGTGGAGTTTCAAGAAAGAGTTACTGCGGCACAAGACTTAGTAGATACTGCTAAGGAACAGAAATATCGTATTTCCATAAATGGAGATGGTTCAGTAACAATTTATCATGGAACAAGTATAGAAAATGCACAAAAGATAATCGAAAGCGGTAAAGTAGAAAGTCAATCATTCTTTAGCCCTAATAAGAAAGGTGCTGAATTTTATGGTAAGACAAAGAATAAGTCTGGAGAGATATTACCAATAAAAGTAGATGCAAGAGATATTGAATACTCAACAGGAACAGGCGAAATATATGCTCCTAATGGTTTGGTAAAAGATACTGACGGAATATGGAAATCACCAGAAAGAACCAAACTCTCCCAACCCACAGGAGAGGGGAAGATTCCTGTAATAAAACCTAAACCAAGCGTAATACCTACAAGTCAAGTTAAGAAGATTATCCGTGAAACTACCGGTCAAATTAAGGTAGGTGGTGTAATTAAAGAATCCGAAGCTCTTAAACGTATGTTAGGACAAGAAGAAAAATTATCTAAACAGTTAACTAAAGAAGCCGAAAAAGAAGAAGATAAGTTGATGGCCGGGGCAGTTAAGCAGTTTTTTAGATATGAGGACGATATTGCCAAATTAGAAGAAGAATTGAAAATATCTAATTTTAATACAGAAGCCGAAAAAGTTAAGGCTCAATATAAGCTTGAAAATCTTAAACAAGAATATGCCGAGGTAAGAGAAAATCAGAGGCAGAAAAAGGCATTGCGCGATGAGGTAAAAGATTTAATTCAGGATATTCAATCTGCTCCGACCGAAGATATAGCAGTCGAATATCAAGGAATGATAGAGCAACTTAAATCTAAATTTGACTTAAAGAAAAGGCAAGAAAGAACCCTCGCTGAGCGTGAAGGAATGAAAACATTTGTCGAAAGGATGAAAATTGAAGGAAGGCCGATAGACATACCTGCTGAGAAACTTGCCATGCTTGATAAGGTTAATCTTGAAGATATGACCTTAGACCAACTGCGCCAAGTTAGCGAAACGATAAGTAATTTAGAGAAGTTAGGAAAAACTAAGCTAAAAGCCAGAGAAGCGGTCTATGTTGCAAAAAAAGAGAGAATTAAGACTGAATTGGTTAAAGAGGCAACTCCGATAAAGTCTAAAATATTGCCTAAAGTTCCAATAGGCGATAAAGTAAATTCTTGGGTAGAGAGGACTATTACTTTACAAAATTATGCTCAAAAAACAGGCGTAGGACTTACTCCGATAGATGGTTTGGCTGATGTTACTGGAATGAAGTCAATGAAGAAAGCCTTAGACGCGGATTTTTCTAAATATCTTACTTACAATGATGAAGTAACCAAGCAGTGGTATGGGTTAACTAAAGATTTTACCGAAAAAGAATTTGAGAGGATAGGTGTTATAGCGGCTTCAAGACAGGAAGGTGGATTAGAGAGACTTGCTAATAGTGGAATTACAGAAGAAGAAGTAAGCGCTATAAAATTAACTCCGGCAGAAGAAAAAGCGTATCAATTCGTATTGGATACTTTTGATAAAGAATTTCCTGCGGTTAAGCAATATTCTAAGGAAGTTTATAATGCTGATGTCGGCGAACAAGAAAATTATGTATCTTTTATGTCTGATTATGAATTGATGTCGGATTTAGAGATATATGAACGTTTTGGACAAACACCTGAACAGATAACTACCCGTAAGACAAAAACAGTAGAACAGGGGTTTACAAAAGAACGTGCCACAATAAGCAATATAAAACTTGAAACCAATATAGATAAGATATTCCGTAGGCATATGGATGATGTAGCTTATATGCTTAATACCGGGAAGAATATAAAGATGTATTTTGAAGTAATCAATTCTCCTGAAATGAGAGAAAAATTAGGTGATGTCGGCACTCTTGCTTGGCTTCAATGGTTAGATTTAATGGCACGTAAGGGCGGAACGGAAGGGGCAAAACGGATTGCCGCTTTAGATATTTTGCGTAGGAATATCGGTGCGGGTGTTTTAGCTTTTAGGTTATCTTCAGCACTGGTGCAGTTTTCTTCATTCTCCGATACCATAGCAACCATAGGTACAGAATGGGCAACTAAAGGGGCTACTAATATCGCCGTATCTCCAGAGTGGCGCAATTTCATTATGGATAATTTTCCAGAGGTTAAAAAAGCAGTAGGGGATGATATTGCTTTTAGGGAATTTGGTGAAGGATTTTTAGCTAATTTAACAAGGGTAGGAACTAAACCTTTGCAAGTTTTAGACGGGATTATGCGTTCAGTTGCGGCAAGTGGTTCTTATCAGAAACTGGCGGCAGAGAAAGGAATTGCTGTTGATTTTGAAAATCCTAACCTTGAATTAGTACAAGAAGCAACACGGTTAATGCGTCAAAGCCAAGGTTCATCATTCTTTAAAGACCAACCCCTTGCCATTACTGCTGGATATGGACTTACTGATAATAAGTCAATCAACAAAACAATCCTTACATTCCAGAGTTTTATGCTTGCACGATGGGACAATATAAATCGCCAGGTATGGAGAATGGGGATTAAAGAAAAAAATTACGGTAAGGCTATTTCTTCCGTGTTTTGGTTATTAGTATTTGCCGGAGCAGTTGAGGAAGGTATCCGTAGGGGTTCAAGAAAGATAACAGGAGCATTAGCGCAAGATAAGAAAAAAGAACAGGATTTTGTTATGAATGTTTTGTTGCAAATGATTCAAAGTGTCCCATTGGTGGGACAATTAGTTTCTTCAATCACTTATTCATCTAATCCTGTTCCGGTGATAAATACCGTAGAGGATATATTAGAAGGAGCCGGAAATATAGTAAAAGGGAAAACTCCAGAAACTAAATTAAAAGGTATAGTAAAAACGATTGGAGCTTCGGGTTCGTTGGCGGGAATACCCGGAAGTTCACAAGCGGCACAAATTATAAAAGATATAATCCCTTCGGGGAACAAAAAGAAACGTTACTGGTAACTCAATAAAGGAGACCTTATGAATGAACCCGTTGCATTTTCAATGAAGTTAGCAGGAAGTCAGAACATCACGCTCGGCTCAAGTGCGGTTATCTACACCGACACTTTCAGGTTCGGGGATGTTGACTACTTCGCCCTAAGTTATATCGTCTCCTGCACAGGTCTACCCAATTTGAAGATAGAAATGGAGCAGTCAATAGTTCTTCCGGTGGCTGAAAACGCGGCGGATGTCAACTTCGGAGTACCAAAGACCATAGGCGATATTGAGACGGCGCTTACCGCAACGACAATCAAGCATATGCAACTTATGCCGGTAACGATACCTTATGTACGTTTTAAGATAACGGAGCAGACAGGAACGGTTACAGATACGGTGGTTAAAATGTGGTTATCTCTCCAAAAGAAATTCACTCAGTAAAGAGATAACAGAGGAGGATTAAATGTTAGAACAGGAAGTCCAGGAAAAATATATAATACTCGGCAAGCTTAAAAAGGAAATTGACGAACTGGATATCTTAAAATCACAGATAGTCAGGGATATCAATGTTCCTATGGCTGAAGCCAGGGCTAAAGCCGAAGCGATAATAACCGAGGCACAGAATAAGGCACAGGCTATACTTGACTCTGCCAAGAAGATAAAAGTTGAAGCCAATGATTATGCGGTAAAAACAAGGAATGAGGCAACCGAGTTTCTTCAGATGTCCAAGAGGTCTATGCAAGAGTCTGATGACGCACTTGCTAAGTTAAACCAGGAACGAATGGATTTTGACTCCTACAAAATAGCCACAGAGAGTGGTATACAACAGAAGAAAACCGAAGCCAATGAACTGTTGAGCCAGGCAATAGCCTTAAAAAAAGAAGTGGATGAGGCTAATATTAACTTTGCCACACGCAAGGCGACGCTTGACCGCCAGGAAGCGGATGTTCTGGCAAAACAAACGGACAATAAAGCAAATGAAGGATTATATAAACAGAAATTGGATAAACTTTTAAAGGATTTAGCGGAATTAGACAAGGAGAAAACTGGACTGGAATCCTACAAAGCGGAAATCCAGGTTATGCTTGATGATATAAATATTAAGACCGAAGTTGTAAAGAGGGAAAAAGAGGCGAATAAGAAACTTGCCGAAGAGTTGGCTATTAAAGAAAAAGATAATCAAGACCGCACTAACAGTCTCAATCAGCAATTCAAGGTGTTGGAAGATATGAATAAGCAGATTAATGAGAAGCAACTTACCATTGACGCAAATCAAAAGCTCCTGGATATACGGACAAGGGAAGTAGAGGCTAAAATCAAGACACTTCAAGAATTACGCGCGAAGGAGAAGTAATGTGGTTTCATAGTCTACAGGCTCCGGGTGATGTCAGCAAGGTAAATCCTGCCGATAATGATATTCTACAGTATGATTCTACTACGCGGACTTGGCTATTAAAACAGCCATCCGCTTTAGGGATAAGTCCTGCCTATGGTATAGACCAATTTGTTGCTACTGAGGGTCAGGTAGCATTTTCCACGACTGATGCTTTTGTGGCTAATTCCATATTGGTTCTCTTAAATGGGATTATCCAGAAAAAGGGATCATCTTATACTGAAGATGTTGGACTTCAAGGCGTAACATTCGCAACAGGACTTGTACTGATAGACGACGAGGTGGAGGTAAGATATGCGAAAAGTTAGTTTAGTTATTATATGTTTTATATTATTGACAGGAATTTCCTGGGCGCAGTATTATCCCAAGGCACGACAGGTTGCCACCAATACCACCAATTTTGATGGTGTTCTATCGGGAACTGATACCGATGTCCAGAAGGCATTAGAAACGATAGATGCTATCTCTCTCGCAGGAACCGGTAATGTAACCGCCGAGGGTTTTGTTGCTGAGCAAGTACTATTCGGTTCATCTGCTACCGGAGCGAAAGGAGATGCGCAATTTACTTATAATTCTACAACTGATATATTAAAGTTAGTTGTATTTGCCCCAGCAAGTAATGTTTTATATACTAATTTGACTGCTGCGGCAGATCAATGGCTTGTTAGTCAAACTAATACTGCTGGAACAGAATGGGTATCTGGCAATCCTACGGGTTTAATTTGGATAAATGATAAGAGGACTGGTACGACAGTAAATGAGAAAGAGGAAGCTTCTTTAGTTGTTACCGGCGATGGTACCTATTCCGCTTACTTTGAAGACCAGACATATTTTGGGAATGCGATAAATGCGTATGCTGGTCTCCTTATGAGGGCCGATGATAATGTGGCTTATACTTCTATTGGCGCGGATATTGATATTGTATGGGCCTATGATTTAAACGGTGCCGGTGATGATTTCCTTTCCTGGGCTATAAGGAGACAGGCGGCGAGTGATAGTGCTGCCATTTATCTTTTTACAGATTACACAAACAATAACCCTTCTGGAGATACAGGCCATGATAACTATATCTCTCCTACTTTCGTTTTATTAAATAGTAATGGAGCAGACAAAGGGGATTATAGTGCTGTGGTTATGGGAGAACGTACTCAATCCGATGTAGCAACTACACACTATTTTGACTTCTACGCTATGACTGGGGCGAGTGATGGCGGTGTAAATGCCACAACTACAGAGATTGCCCCAATGTTCAGGATAGGTGATAGCGGAACTGCTACCTCTGGACATTCTCTTTCAAGTGGGGATGTTCTGTTTGAAGATGATGTGGAGATAAACGGTATGCTTTGGGCTGATGGCGGAGTAACTGGTGCTTTAACAGGCAATGCCGATACCGCTACCGCCTTGGCAGGTGGTTTGGATAATTTAATCGCCCTTACCTCCAATACCACCGGTAACTATGTCGCTTCTGTTGCTACTACCGCACCTATTACTGGTGGAGCGGCAGGAAGTGAAGGGGCAACTTTAACAATCGTCATTCCTAAAGCGACAACTTCTGTTGATGGATACTTAAATTCTACTGATTGGACTACCTTCAATGGGAAAATGGCGGGTACATTATTAAAGGATTTAGTAACTACAGCGCCTTTAACTGGTGCTGAAAATGATATATTCCCAGGCGCAGATGCTGATGTAACCCTCGCAATTACTATGACTGGCGACATCGTTGCCACAGCTCCTGTATTGATAAACGGCACAACTTCTGTTGATAATATTTTGCCTGGCAATGATGTAGATACTACTATTTCAATAAATATGCTTGGCGACTTAGCGACTACTTCTCCGATTACAGGGGCGGTCAATGACATATTCCCAGGTGCAACTGGCGCAAAGGCGACAATCGCATTTGACAACGGGGCGTTAGCCCTTAAAAATCAAACCAAGTCTATCTCTATCTATAATATCACCGCAAGCCATGATGTCCTCTTATGGCAAACACCCAAGGCGATTACTATTACTAATGTCAGTATGGCTTGCACGGGCGGAACTGATGTTGTCGCAGTCTTGCAGGAATGTAATGTTACGGGGCAAACGTGTGTAAATCTCAATACTACCTTTTGGCAAACATTAGCGGGGCAAGGAACGAGTGTGGATGATTTTAACGATGCCGCAATAGCCGCTAATGCCTGGCTTGCTTTAAATACTACAACTGTAAATGGAACGCCGAGTAATTGGGGAATGACTGTTAAATTTGATGAAAACTAAACTTACCATTTTGATTTTGTTGTTGTGGGCGGGGAATTGCTGGGCGGCTGAATTATTAGTCCGTGCAAAACCGCATTGGATGGATAGTTTTACCCAGGTAGAAGTGGATAAATTATCGCCAGGGGATAAGCAATCCTATGAGGCACGCTCCCAAATAGGCGATATAGTTGTTGTCCGTCCTGATAATTGGGTATGGGGCAAAGAGGAATGTCTGCCTAATTTCATTGTGGTGAAAGTGCCAGGGATGAATGAGGTAGAAGCCAAGCAATATGAACAAAGTTTAATGGAGCAAAAAGGCATAGATGAAAGAGGTATGCCTATTATGGTAATGCTTCGCCATCGTAAATATGCCCTGCCTAAAACAGATATTACCGTCATAAAAACAAATACCGTAACTTTTTCTAAAACTTCCTTAATCGCTAATACGATAACTAAGACAGGATTAGCGAGTGAAATATCCGCACCGATAAATTCTCCGATAGCATATCTCTGGCGTAGAATTACCAAGAAGGTAAATCCATATCTAAATATCGCTTGGAATTATTGGGTGAAGAAATGTTTCGCCGCCGAATTCCTTAAAAAAACAGTTATGCCTTCCGGCGGTGATTACACCTCTCTCGAAGCCTGCATGAACGCCAACGAGCAAGACCTTACAGGCGATGGTTGGTTTACTGTGGAGATAGACGGGACTTGGAGTAGCGCGGATACGACGGCGGTAACAATACATAACTATACGACGACCGTAAATGATTATATTAACATCTACACGGCGAGTGCGGCGAGGCATAAGGGGGTTTATTCGACTTCATATTATCTCTTATATCCTTCTACAGATGTCATCCCATTGACCGTAACAAATAATATAGACACAAGTAAATGCACTATAAATGGTTTGCAGGTTGACGGCAGAAATAAAACAGGGACAGGAGGCGAGGGTAACGGAGGTCTAATTTACTTCACACAATACCAGGCAAATACAACTGTCTGTAATTGCCTTGTCCGTTCAAAAAGTTATTCAGGAATAGATGTCCAACAAGGCAGAGGAAGTTATACCAGAATTTATAACAACATTATTTATGACACGGATAGGACGGCATATTCCAATGCAATATCTCATGATGGAGCAAACAGTCCCTTTATCGCAAACAATACGACTTACGGATTTTATAGGGCATTTCATCGTTACGGAACAGGATTATATAATAATTTGGTGATGTATGCGGCAAATGTTGCTTTGTATCAAGTCACCGCAGGAACAGGTAGCAATAATGCAACATACGATGCAACAGGGGACGACCCAGACTTAACCGCTGGCATAATTAACAAAACATCTTACTCAGATTATTTTGTATCAACAACGGCAGGTTCGGAAGATTTCCATTTAAAATCAACCGCAACAGATTTCATTGGCGCAGGTACTGATTTAAGTGGAACTTTCACCACCGACATCGACGGCGTTACCCGTTCAGGCACCTGGGACATTGGTGCGGATGAGTATGTAGCGGCAGGCGGAGCCGTAGACGATAGCCAAGTATTCGTACTATAAATGGACATATCCGAGATTTTAACTGGAATAGTTGTGGCAGTTTTGATATTCGCCGCAGGGTTTGTATTTGGGATAGATTATGCAGAAAAACATAAATGATAAATGTTCCCATGGAAGATAACAGACAAGGGTATTCAAGTTTTATGGGACGACGAGGACAACAAGGTCTGGATACACACACCGGAAATAGGGACGGTAATAATGTCTTTAAAAAACGCCAGGTTTTTATTGACGCTATTGAAGAATCGTGGCAAGAGAAGATTATTCTGTAAGATGTTGGAAGCGGTAATTGAAGGGCGGTGAAGTTGAGTGAAATTACCTTTTGGGGTCGAGATAAAACTATCTGGAAGCAACGGGCAATATGTAAAACATTCAGACTGTATCGAAAAACACGAACCGATTAAAGATGCCCTTAATCAGAGAATTGAGGATTTAAAGGGGCATATTGATAAGCGGTTTGATGATTTCAAGGATTTTCTAAAGAATGGAAAATAAACCTCAATCATTAGAGGATAGGATAAAACAATTAGCCTATGAGAAATACTTATATAGAGAAGAAAATCAGATGTTTATAACCATAGATAACGAAGGCAAGGAAATACCGATAACCGAAAAAGATGATTACCTACAAGCCGAAGATGAGATTATCAGAGAAGAAAGACCAAAATGGCAATAAATGGCGGGGGGATGTAATTTGCACAACTTGTCTAACACACACAGCCCAAAGAAAAATAAAAAATAAGTGGGTTTGTACTAGTTGCGGTACAGTACAAAAGGGGTGAGAAATGGACATTAAATGGGGCGCAGTTTTCGGGGGTATCCTGGCGGCATGGCTCTTTATCCGGAAATGGGTTGCCAGGTTAGATAAAATAGCCGAGCCATTAGTGCAAGAAGCCGAAAAGAGGGCCCAGGATGGACTTATTGACCGTCAAGATAGAAAGATGCTTGTAATGCGAGCGATTGCCTTACTGGAAGAGCAGGGTACGCTAAAACTAGGCTTTTTAAGCCGTATGGTAATCTCTGCAATCGTAGATAGGATTGCCGCCAAGTTGCCGGACTTTAAAATCAGCTCGGGGGCTAAAAATGTCCTGGATATGGCTAAAAAGGATATTTAGGGGGTTTAATATTACAATCCGGAAAGGCTGGCCAGGGGAGAAAGACTTACCACCGGCAAAGGTAAACTACAAGCCGGTTACAATAGAGGATATTAGAAAAGATTTCCAAAAAAAGAAAGGCGGTTAATATGGGGATATTCAGTGCGATAGGAAATTGGTTTATGGGTATTATTGATAAGGTCAAGGCACTTATCAGCAAACTTTGGGGCCTGGCCAAGCCATTTTTAAGGGAAGTTTTAAGTAGGGCAGCGCAAATGGCATGGGAAACACTTAAGGATTTGCTTATTGAGGCCGCCCAATATGTTGCCACTCAAGGATTACCTACGGACGAAGCCAAACAGAAAGCATTTAAAGATTATATGATTTTAAAGGCCAAGGATGAAGTAGAGCAGTTAAAGGATAGTGAGTTTAATATGTTGCGGGAAATGGCGGTTGCTATCGTAAAAAAAGCCAATGAACCTGCCTGAGAAGATCATAGTAAGGCAGATCTTGGGTTATCTTAAACGAATCTGCCAGGCTTGCGGAAAAGTAAAAACAATGGGGGTGCGGCGCAATAACCAATGGTGC